GCCGGTCGGTGGTTCCAGGGGTACGACCCCCGGAAAGACACAAGTTTACCTGTCTACTGAAAGGGTTAACGCCCTGAAAGATGCAGGTGCATGGGACGACCCTGTAAAGCGAGACAACATGCTTAGGCGTTTCGCTGAGTGGGATCGAAATAACAAGGCAGCACGCTAAACAAAGGAGCGAGCGATGAGATTAGATAGTGATGAGCGCCTGAAGAAGACCTCTGATCCGGCACGTCGTAGCCGCGCGATGGACGATCGCAGCGTTACAGAGAGCCGCGAGCTCTCCGATGATGACCGTGTTGAGATGTTCAGAAATGCGTTCTATCAAAGCGCATTGCCGGATTTGCCCGAAATCCCCGGCTATCATGTTTGCTGGCTTACTACGACTAACCCTCGCGACTCGGTACAGGGGCGCATGCGCCTCGGTTATGAGACCGTGAAGCCTGAAGAGGTTCCGGGTTGGGAGTACGCTACCCTCAAGACCGGAGAATACTCCGGCTGCATCGGCGTCAACGAGATGATCGCAGCAAAGCTGCCCAATCGTCTCTACCAACGTGTCATGAGAGAGGCGCATCACGACGCGCCGCTGCGTGAAGAAGAGCGCGTTGTGTCTGACAATGACCGCATGATGGTTAGCGCCAATAGCGCCAAGTCAAGGATGATGGAGGACGAAGGCATGTCAAGCCTGCGAGAAGCCCCGCCTAGACCCGTCTTCGACGACTAGGTGGATCCCCTCACTTAGCAATAGGATCCGAGAATGTCCTCGACCAGTGCTCCTTTCGGCCTCCGTTCGGCATATAGCCCGTCCGGCATTATCCGCGAGATGGCTAGCACCATCACGTCGACTTACAACACCGACATCTACACGGGTCAGCCTGTGAAGATTGGGACTAACGGCACCCTTGAGGTCGCTGCCGCCGGTGAACGCCTTGTAGGCGCTTTTGCTGGTTGCCAGTACCTGCCGACTGGCGCTCAGCGTCCGGTGATTTCACCGAGCTGGCCCGCCAATGTGGGCGCCACGGACATCATCGCCTACTACACCATGGACCCGTACATCGTGTACGAGATCCAGGCCGATGGTCCCGTGACCCAAGCTGAAGTTGGCCAGCAGGCTGATTTCACCAACGTCGCCAACTCCAATGGTTTGGGTTATTCGACCTGCACCATGGACGCCGCTACGTCGGCTTCCACGGCAGCTCAGCTCCGTGTCATCGGTATTGCGAACGGCATTAACAATGCTGCTGGCGATGCTTTCACTGTCGTGCAGGTGCAAATCTCTGAGCACCAGTTCGTCTCCACTCAAAACCCATTCTGATAGGGAGATCCGTCCATGGCAACTCCGATGCGTAGTACGGACTTCCGTTCAATCGTCGAGCCGATCCTCAATGAGTCGTTCGATGGCATCTACGACCAGCGCGCAGATGAATGGAAGCAGGTTTTCCGCGAAGAACGCGGCATTCCCCGCAACTATCACGAAGAGCCCGTTCTTTACGGCTTTGGCGCAGCTCCCGAGCTGCCCGATGGCACCGCTGTCACCTACCAGTCCGGCGGCGTGCTGTTCATTCAGCGTTACCTCTACCGCGTATATGGTCTCGCCTTTGCCCTGACGAAAGTCTTGGTGGAAGACGGCGACCACATCCGCATCGGCCAGACCTATGCCAAGCACTTGGCTCAGTCGCTGGTCGAGACGAAGGAGACGCTGGGCGCCAACATCCTGAACCGCGCCTTTAACGGTGCGTATCCGGGTGGTGACGGCAAGTCTCTTGTCGCTACCGATCATCCGATCGTCACGGGAACCTTCTCAAACCAGCTCTCGACGGCCGCCGCGCTGTCGCAGACCTCGCTTGAGCAGATCCTCATTCAGGTCCGCAACGCTGTTGACAACAACGGCAAGCGTATCCGTCTGACCCCGACGAAGCTGGTTGTGTCTCCGTCCAACGTGTTCCAAGCTGAGGTGCTCCTGAAGAGCGTTCTCCGCACCGGCACGGCGAACAACGACATCAACCCCGTCAAGTCGATGGGCCTCCTTGATGGCGGTCAGGCCAACCTGTCGCGTCTTACCTCGACCACCGCTTGGTGGGTTGAGACGGATGCGCCGGAAGGTCTGAAGTTGATGATGCGCCGTCCGCTCGAAAAGAGCATGGAAGGCGACTTCGAGACCGACAGCATGCGCTTTAAGGCTACCGAGCGTTATACGTTCGGCTGGACCGATCCGCGCGGCGTGTTCGGAACGCCGGGCGTCTAAGCTCTCTTAAATAAAGGCAAGGGGGCGGCTGGACCGCCCCTTTGTTTTATGTGAAACTATCGACGGTCAAACTTTTCAAGGAGCAGACCCCATGACACAGTTTTCAGACGACCTTTGGATCGGCGTTGCTACCGGCCCGCAGCTTAACTCTTATGCTGGCCCCGGCGCCGTCTTCGCAGGCGTTGGCCCCCTCGGCCGCGTCTACATCTTCGACATCGTGCCAGCCGCCAAGTCTGCTACTGCCGTTTGCGCGGCGCAGGCTGTTGCTGCTGCTGGCAATGCAACCATCAATGGCGCGTCTGCGACCGGCGGCGTTGCTACCTTTGACTATGCCCGCACAGTCAACGTGGACAGCACGAACGCTGGCGACACGACGCAGACGGTCACAGTCACCGGCACCGACTACTGGGGCCAGGCTCAGACTGAGACGATCGCGCTGAACGGCTTGACCCTTGTTGCCGGGCAGAAGTCGTTCAAGACCATCACCGCTGTCGCTGTAAGCGCGCTCCTTGCGGGCAATCTGACGGTTGGCAATGAAGACGTCTTCGGTCTCCCCTATCGCGTCACCGACGCTGGCTATCTCCTCCGCACCGGCTGGGCTGGCGCTGTGGCTGATGACGCCGGCACGTTTGCGGCAGCCGACACCACGTCGCCTGCGACCGCTACCACGAACGACGTGCGTGGCACCTATGCCCCGTCCAGTGCTGCTGACGGATCTCGTCGTCTCGTGCTTGCCCTCGGCCTTACGGGCTTGCAGGCTGGCCCGAATGCCACGCAGACAGGCGCTGTCGGCGTCACCCCCGCCTAATAAGCTGGGGAGCTTCGGCTCCCCTCACTTTCCTTTAGGAGGGCCAAATGGCTGACACTGTAGCATCACAGACAATTCTTGATGGCGAACGTCTCGTCATCCAGAAGTTCACCAACATCTCTGACGGTACTGGTGAGACGGCTGTCGTCAAGATAGACGTCTCGACCTTAATCCCGAACTCGTTCGGTATTGCCTGCAATGGTGTGAAGCTGAACAAAATCTACGCGACAACTCACGGCATGGAAGTTCGCATCCTTTGGGACGCGACTACTGACGTGTTCGCTTGGATGATCCCTCAGAACACAAACTACCTGATGGACCTCTCATCCTTCGGCGGTATCCCTAACAATGCCGGAACCGGGGTGACCGGCGACGTGTTGTTTACTACTTCGGACGCGAGTGCAGGCGATATGTACACCATCGTTCTTGAGTGCATCAAAACCTACGGGTGATTTTATGGGCCGTTTGTGTATGGCTAAGGGTGGATCGACCCCAGTCTACAAAACTGGCGGCGCATGGACACGAGCCGAAGGCAAGAACCCTGAAGGCGGCCTGAATGCCAAAGGGCGCGCGTCTCTGCGCGCCGAAGGCCACGACATCAAGCCTCCCGTGAGCGCGAAGCAAGCCGCGCGCAGTGAAGTTGCAGCCAACCGCCGAAAGTCTTTTTGCGCCCGCATGTCTGGCATGCCGGGTCCAATGAAGGACGACAAAGGCCGACCGACCCGGAAGGCGCTGTCGCTTCGTAAGTGGGATTGCAACTGATGGCTAAAGGTCCAAGATATGGCGAGTTTTCGTTCCCGGCTGATGCTGGGTTCAGTTCTTCTGGCAGCGGTAATCCTGATGGCGACTACGCCCGTGGCGGCAAGGTTAAGCCATTCTGGGATAAGCCTGCACCCGAAGGAAAGCCCAAGCATCTATCAAACAAACAGAAATCACAGGCTAAGGCCAGAGCTTCAGCAGCCGGTCGACCCTATCCTAATCTCGTTGACAATGCCGCCGTTGCCCGGCGAAAGGAGAAATGACATGGCTATTCGTTATGTGAAGGACTTTGAGTTCCCGTCTGCCGCTGGGTTTACCGACAGCGCGACCAAGGTGACTGGCCAGATGTACGCCAAGGGCGGCGAAGCAAAGGCTCCCAAGGGTAAGGAAATGGTTCTGCTTATCGGCGTCGGCATGCCCAAGAAGGGCCCGATGAAGAAGGCTGGAGGCGGCTACACCGGCATGAGCGAGTATATGGCTGAGTTGGAGGATAAGTCTCCAATCCAGAGCGGCACCTATATGGATAAAATGACTAGCGCCGCTAAGAAAGAGTACGACAAATTCAAAGCGAACGTACAGGCTTTCAGGAAGCCTACCCCGAAAAATAAGAACCCGGAGAAGAGAACACCTGGCGATGTCCAAGGGGGGGGAGAGCCTGGCGATGTCCCAGTGAAGGGTTACATCCCCATGCACATGCAGAAGGCCCTTGCCGCAAGGACGCCTAGCAATGTCCCAGTGAAGGGTTACATCCCCGGCACTAACGTTGAGGCGTCCGACATCATGGATGCTGACGAGCGCGCACGATTAGAGCGGGGGTATAAGAGCGGCGGCAAGGTCGCTAAGGTCATGCACGAATTTGGTGAGGGCAAGCTGCACTCCGGCTCAAAGAAGGGCCCAGAGGTCACGAACCCCAAGCAGGCAATGGCCATTGCGCTTAGCGAGGCTGGCAAGTCAAAGAAGTCTCGCGGCGGCATTGAGTATGTCGACGGCGGCAAGGACACCTCGGTGTCTGTGAAGGACGTCAAGAGCGGCAAGGTCAAGCAGTCCCGCGATCGCGATTACTATCGCGAGATGGAGCAAATGAAGAAGCCCGCCTTCAAAAAGGGCGGCATGATGAAGCATGAAGACGAGGCGATGGATCGCAAGCTGGTCAAGCAAATGATCAAGCCTGCTGCCCTCAAGAAGATGGGCGGCGGCATGGCCCAAAAGGTTCAGATGGCGAAGTCTGACGCCATTGAGAAGTCGATGAAGGGCGAGAAGAAAACGCCAATGGCCAGCGGCGGCATTGCCTCCCGCTCACCGTTGCAGGCAATGGGCATGGCTCCTCGCGGCATGTCGTTGAAGCAGGCTCGCGGCGTTCCTGTTGGGCCTCGCGCCCCGATGATCTCACCGCTCGCTACTGGGGCTGGTCCGATGGCTGCTGCGGCAACTCCTCGCCCCGCTATGGGCAGCCGTGGCGTAGGCGTAAATGAGGCTCGCGCAGGCAAGCCTGACGTCGGCGCCATTCGTATGGCAATGGCGAAAGCCGCCAGCGCCGCGAACCCTGATGCGTCGCCGGCAATGATGAAGCGCGGCGGCAAAACCTCGATGAGCAAGTGCTGACATGACCGTATCAGGGACTGTATCAACAACCGTATTCCAAACCCGGAAGGTGATTGATCACGCCTTCCGGCGTTGCCGTATGGTCCCTGAGCAAATCACCTCAGAGATGATCGACACGGCGAAGGACAACCTTTATTTGATGTTGTCCTCTCTCGCCAATCAGGGCTTCCCTCTCTGGTGCATCCAGAAGGACATCTTGCCCCTGTACCTGGGCCAGCCGGATATACCTACCCCAAATGGCACCGTTGACATCCTGAATGCGAACTATCGCTGGCTGTTCAGGCAGAACGGCGTTGCTCAATACTCTTCTGCCGGCGGCATCGTCACCTATGCCTTTGACGGGAACCTGAGCACGTCATGTGCCCAGACGGCTGCGAACGGTAACATATATGTAGACTACGGCAGCAGTTCGAGCGACGGCACCATAGTCACGACAGTCGGCGTGATGATGGCGACGTCTGGCTCTTTCAACATCAAGTTTGAAGGATCTAACGATCTTCTGACATGGACTGAGGTTATAGCACCGGGTGCTACAACATATGTCGCCAACCGCTGGCAATGGTACGACGTCGATGTTGCCTCGACGTGGAAATATTTTCGTATGCGTGAGACAGGTGGCGGCACGCTCAATGTCGTCGAGTTCTATATTGGCAATAATCCGACCGAGATCCCGCTCGCTCGCCTGAACCGCGACGACTACACGAACCTGCCTAACAAGTATTTCGCTGGTCGCCCGCTGCAATACTGGTTCGACCGCCAGCGCGACATCCCGATCATGAATATCTGGCCGGTGACAGATCAGGGCTCGATGTTCGGGCAGTTCATCATTTGGCGTCAGCGTTACATCATGGATGTCGGAACTTTGACAGAGACGCTCGACGTACCACAAAGGTGGTATGAGGCGATCGTCTGGCAGCTCTCATGGCGCCTTTGCCAAGAATTGCCTGATGTGCAACCGCAATACTTGACGTATATTAAGGCTACGGCTGATGAAGCCCTGGCCCTAGCGCAAGCGGAAGAGCGAGACAATTCGCCGATCTACTTCGCGCCTAACATAAGTCCGTATACGAAATGAGCATCTTTTTAGATCCTCGGGGGAAATCCACTTTCGGCATTGGGATCTGCGCCCGATGCCAGAGGAAGATGTCGCTTGATGATTTGATGCCAGATCCTAATTATCCCGGCTTGCGCGTATGCGAGATGGATCAGGATCAGTTCGACCCCTACAGATTGGCAGCTCGCCAGCCCGAGCGCATTACGCTGAACTTCCCACGGCCGGACGTTCCTGTGACCACAGACCCAGGCGGGTTGGTCACGGAGAGCGACGACTACTTTATC